GTTTCATTCCCAATTTATAATAGTACTTATGTTTAGTACCTTTATCTTTTTTATTAGAATTAAATGCCGCGGGGACTGCATAATTGGCTCCAGTACCAGGATTAAAAGTGGCGGTACCACCACTAACAGCTGAGATTTCAAACATACCCTTAATCTTTTGATATTCAGTAGGGTAATTTTTTCTCATATGAGTTCTAAGATTATTTCTTAAAACTCTAAATTGATTATAGATTTCTCCAAATTTAGGATCACTAATTATTTCAGGATCAGTAGCAATTGTTCTAAGTGTATCTAGAGCACGATTAATATCCTTTAAAAGGATTTCAAAATCGGGGATATATACTACATCAGATTCAAATTCTTCCTCACCACCTGGGGTTGGCTTAAGGATAAATTTTCTTCCTCTTGCTATTTCGCGAATTTTATTTTGAAGTGATTCCATTTGCTGTCTTTAATTCTTCTAAAAGTTCGAAATATTGAAGAATATTTACAATATCTTCACTAGTAACTTTAGAAGTTTTACCTAACTCATGAATTAAGCTAGTTACTTCATTTATTTTAATTTGAACAGCTTTATCTGTAACTTGTTGATTTAGCTTAGCTAATTGAGATTTTACTTCTACAATCTTAGAATTGTAAAATTCTCTTAATACTGGAGTTGAGTCTACTGAGTTGATGTATTCTCTTAAAATTTCTTTTTGGCTAAGGTATAAATCACTATACTTACCATTAAATTTTTCCATTAAGATACGATAAGTTAACATACGAGTGTCCTTATCATAAGTTTGAAATTCTTTTAGTACCTCAGCTTCTACTTGTTTTTCTTGAATAGGAGAAGTAGAAAGATGTTCTAGAAGAGTCATCTTATTATTTACTATAATATTAGTGTCTACTAATGTATCACTATTTTGAATTTCGGTTAAAGTATAAAACGCAGCAAATGTTTTATAATGAGGTAATTTAGTTTTAAAGAAATCTTCTAAATTATAGTGTTTTTTAATCTCGTTAATAAGATTATATTTTTCTCTTCTTAAAGCGTTACGATTGAGTCTTTTAGATGTTTCTAAAAGTGTTTGAATCATTACATTTGCTTTACCTTCGGTTAAAGAAGTATTTTTAGATAAGGTTTCGTAAAGTTTATATTCTTTACCTAGTTCACTCTTTACAAAATATCTTTGTATGATGCCTATAGCCTTGGAATTAATACCATTAAGTGTATCAGCTGTTACTTGACGAACAAGTAATTCGAAAAGGATACCGGTATTTTTGTACTTTGAATGTTTAATGTTCATTCCAAATAGGATTTATTATAAATATATGGGGATATATTATTCTTTAATTTGAGATTCGTCTAATAGTGATTCTTTACGCTTGTCTGCAGTAAAAACTAACTCTTTTTGTAAAGATTCAATTAATGAACGATTTTTTGATTCATTCAACCCAGGTTGGTCATCACGTCTCATATCTTTTCTACCTAAACGATCTCTACCAAATGCATTATCTTGAGTATTGATGTTAGATACTTTTTCTTTAGGACGACCTAAAATTTCTTTTTCATCATATCCTGCAGGAACATCACTTTCGGGTTCAGTATACATTCTACCTTTACCATATAACGAAGCTAGATCGTGTGGAGTACCATATGAGCGTCCTGTGGTTAATGGATCGTTACCTTCAGATTCAATTTGTTGCATACGGAATCTGCGTTTTTGATCTTGAACAATAAGGTCTCTATATTCCTCATATTCATCTTCACTGAAGTGGAAGATGTTATCGTAAATCCAATCAGTTGGGAGAAGTTTATTCTCCATAATTTGAGCTGCTAAATCTACTTTTTCTTTCATCAACGCAATTCTTTCTTGGTCGTAGATAATAGAAGGAGTAGTTAAACGAAGTTCAAAATTAGTCATTTGTTCGTTTTCGTATCCTTGAGCATACAAGTGAACAATAGCAATCTTGTAAAGTTCTGAGAGTAGAATACGTTGGATGCGGTCAATTGTACGACCAAAACGAATATCTTCAGCTGCTAATGTAGCTTTACCTTGAAGGTTTTCGTCATAACCCATAAATGCTTTAGGTACTTTAAGAGCTGCAAATAACTTATCTCTTAAGTAAGTTACGTCTTCAATAGCAGCATACTCTAAACCTTTTGTAGTTTCAATCTTAGTAGCTTGGTCATTACCTCTAACAGGGATATAAAAGTCCTCCATTAGATTTTGCATATTATACTTTAAATTGTACTCACCAGTTTTATGATCTTGTAGTGGAGTTCTTTTAAGAGTATTAATAGTTTTTTGCATGAAGTTTTCTACTTCATTAGGTGGAATAGAGCCAACATTTATAAAGAAAATACGTTTTTCTGGGGCGCGAGCAATTCTATGGATAAGCATCGCATCTTCCATCAACACATATTGCTTGTACAAACGACGAGCGGGTTCAATATATGAACGACCATATGGGAGGAAGTTAACATCCGAAAGTAGACGGAAGTGAGCAATCTCGTAATTATCAAATTGAATAGTATTGCCTACGGGATCAGCATTAGGTGTCATGTAGTAACCAGAAGATCCACCTCCATAAAAACCATCAGGACTATAGTTAAATACTACTTTAGCTGGATTTTCTGGGTCAAAATTTTCTTTTCTTTCAATATGATATGCTGAATAAGGAATGACATTATAAACACCAAATTTTTCTGAGATTTCTAATTTGATAAAGAAATCACCATACTTACACATTTGACGAGTCCAAGACCAAAGGTTGAACTCAATGTTAAGTACATCATAAAATAAGTTGTAAAGAATCTTTTGAATATTTTCATCCGAAGATTTGATTTGAAGTACTTCACCCTGTTCGTTTTTCAAAGTACATTCGTCAGCTATAATATCAAGAGCAGAAGCAATAATAGCATCTGTATCCATTGTATCATAATCACTATACAAATATGTTCTAAGATACTGGTAGTTAAGGTTAAATTGAGCTCCTAAAAGAGAAGTAGCAGCAGGGTTTGAATAGATACCTTGATATCTACTCATTAAAGAGTTAGTAGCAAATTCTCCTGTAGTTTGAATTTTATCAGTATCGATTACTTGAAGCTCAGTACCCCCTACGTTACGGATAACTACATCCGTAGAGAACAATCTTCTTAATCTTGCAAATAAGCCAGTATCAGCCATAATATTGTGTTATTATTATAAATATATTAGAGTAACCATCTAATATCTTCCTTATTTCCACCCATATCATGGATATAAGGGTTTTGAACTTGATTAGAATTATATCCTCCTGAGAAGCCATAGCGATTAGCTGTAATATTAGTTAATGCTGCTCTAGAAGCATCTAAATTTTGTTGTCTAAATCTATATGAAGTATCTCTCATAAACATAGCCATACCAAAAGACATTACAAGGTCATCATTGTAACCTTGTTGTGCTTCTGCTCGGCCATTTTTCCAAATAAATACTTTCATCTCTTCTAACAATCTTCTCGAGTGTATAACAACAGATCTGTCATTTATATACTCTTGAAACTTTCCAATTACCATAGGACGTAATCTAGATGACATTGTAAAACCAGGTGTCATTTTTGATGTATCCATATACTTGTCAAAATACGACTCAGTTAGCGAGGAATCACTCTTAGGTGAATAATATAGGTTAGGATATCCACGATCTATAACAGTTTGTATAGTAGCCCAACCAATTGAAGCATTTTCTACTACAAGAAGTGCTTCATTATATTCTGTAGCTATACCTACTAGTAAATGACCATATTCTTTGGTTCCAATTTGACCTCTATATTCAGCAACTTGTGTATTTGAATCAATATCAATTACGTGGAATGCTGAATAGTCTTTACCATCACCTCTAGCTACGTCAGCTACAACTAAATAGTTTCTTGAATAATCGGCTGGTTGCCAGATCCACAAACTGCTATCTACACCTCTTTTTTCGAGTGGCTCTTTAACGTAAGTTTTCTCGTAAAATTCAAGATATTCGTTATAGAATACCACATCACCTGAAGATGCGAAGTCGCAGTCACATTCTTGGGCTGCCATTCTAGGATCACCTAGTAGTTCATCTTGTTTTTTTCTCCAAGCCTCATCTCGTTCAGGGTGAACATACCAAGGTAATTTAATTGGGAGAAAATCATTTTCACTATTTTCTGCTCGAACCCATGTTTGGTGGAACCAGTTACCAGTACCATATGGAGTGGATAACACAATAGCACCACCACCAGTTGCTAGGGTTTGTTGTGCAGAAGCCCATGTCTCAGCTACGTTTTCAATAAAGGCAGCCTCATCAATTAGTAGAAGAGATACTGCTTCTGAACGTGCTGCGTCACTATTAGATGATTTGGCTTTAATTTGAGACCCGTTTGCTAGTTTTAAACTTAGCCTGTTATTTTCTACTGAATCTATCTTAAGCCAAGATGGTAAGTTATCAAACATGAATCGTACTTTCGTAACCATGTTTTTAGCTGTTTCCTGAGTAGTTGCGAGACACAACACGTTTCGGTCTTTATGAAACAACATTAACCATAAGGCATACCCACCACCTAGAGTTGAAATACCTAGCTGACGGGATTTAAGTACAATTGAGTAAGGATTATCTCTCCACAAGTGGAGTACTTTTTCTTGGAATGGGTAAAGATGGAATGGAATCCTGCCGCGTTGGGGATGTTGGATAAAACAGTACTTTTTCATAAAGTGAGCTGGGTCTTGAGCACACTTTATATATTCTTGTTGAATTATCTGTTTTAAATTTGGTTCACTCATTTTCCTAGTTTCCAGTACATACGAGCAGAGATTACTGGGACTAGATTTTGATTAACACCAACTCCCAAGCCGTATGCTTGTCTTTTTTTATTTCTAAAAACCATTTCTCCACCTAAGTACTGTAGTTGATTTTGATTACCAGTTACCCCAAACCCTACATATAATTCTCTTTTATTTAAAGTAATAGTTTCTTTAATAGTAGTTCTAGGATAAGTAAAGGTATAATTAATTTTTCTACCTTTAATTTGATTTTGAGATACTGTATCTATAATTGTTAGATTTAAACTATCTAATACTTGTGTATCTTTGTAAGTTTTAATAGCGTAATAATCAGATAAGATAGCTGATGTGTCAATAGGGATTGAAAACGTATCAATATTTACTTTAGTAATATACTTTACTTTAGGTACGTATACTGGGTATTCTTTTTCAATAGTTACCTGTTCAATAATAGTATCTCTAACAATGTTAGGTTCAGTAGGAATGCCTTGACTTGAGCAATTTCTCATTAAAAGAACCACAACTATTAACACTACTATAAGTAGTGATTGAATACTACTAAAATATTTTTTCATTAACTAAGTTTTGATACCTTGTCTTCGATCTCAATTTTAGCTTTTGACCAAGCATCGGCATACTTGTCTTTATCAAGAACACGGTTTGCATTATCTACAATACCAGCGTCTCTCATATCTTTTAAAAATGCTTTAACCATTTTAGCTTTTTCTTGAGCACGAAGTTGAGCAGCTTTACCTTTTTCAACTTTACCACCTGATTTAGCTAATTTACGTAATTCAAGATCTGAAGGTCCTTCTTGATCTTCGCTATCTGAGTAGTATTTTTTGGTCATTGAGAATGTTTTTACTTTCTCATCTTTCTTTTTAACTGGGGTAGCTGATTTAGGGCGACCACGCATTCCACCTTCTTTTTTCTCTTTAGCTGGTTTATCTGGGTCTGCTTTACGGCCACGTTGTCCAACTTCTCTTTCGCCTTTTACAAGATCGATAAATTTGTTAAGTTGATTATCAAACAAATCATCGTCTGGTCCTAGAGCAGCTTGAACATCATCGTCTGCTTTGATAGCCTTACGAATGTCTTTCTTTTCACCGTCTTTGTTCTTTTCGATTACTTTTTCGATTGCTATTTTTAGATCGCCTGCAATTTTAGCCATTTCCATAAGAGCATCGTCTTCAGCAATAGTTACAGGTTGATTAGTTTCTTTGGCTTTAGCAACCGCAGCTTTTACGGTAGAAGGATTTTCATCTTTAATTTCAGCAGGATTAGTGTTTTTATCAACTACTGTAAGCTCGTCAATAATCATCTCGCGGATTGCGGACTTAAATTCAGATAATTTCATTTCTAGAATATTATAATGTTTATATATAAATATTACAGACCTAATTGAAATTTAAGCTGTTTAATACGTTCTTCAGTAGGTCCTTCTAGAATACCATAGTTTTTAATAAGTAATTGTTTACTTTTAATAAAATTAGTAATAGTAGAATCTATTAATTCACGATATTTAATATCTGTTTCTCTAATACCATTATCTTCCATATCAACTCCTTCAGGAGAAACATAAAAAATATAATCATAGTCTTTGATTAGCAACGTAGCTACCTGCTCAAAATCATATTTTTCGCTATGATCCATTGAATTAGAAGCACGAGCAAACGCCATAACATCAATTACAGTACGATCTGTAATAATATTTTCTTGAAGTAACTCTAAAGAACGTTCTGCTAAAAACACCAATTGACCTTTAAAAGTCGAATCAGTGTTCAATGGAATACCTTGCTCCATCAAATATTTCGAACGTTCAGTTCTAAACATATAATCTTTAAACTCTGGGAGTTCTTTAAGTGCATTTACAAGTGTAGTTTTACCTACACTCATTGTACCACATAATCCTATTTTCATCCTTGCGAATCTCCTTTAACAATTCTATAACTATCTTCGTCGTAATGTTTAGTAGACACCTCAAAAATTGTAGCACCTTCAGTTAATGCCTTCAATTGGTGGGGTTGACCACGCTCTAAATCTACAACATCTCCTTCATTAAGCAAAGTCATTCGAGTTTCAGCAGTTTCAGTATTAACCCAGTAGTATTCAAATTGCCCTTTAGCAACGTACCATGATTCTTTTTTAACCAAGTGGTAATGCATTGAAAACTTTTTATCTTTTTTGAATACTAGAAGTTTACCGCAATATTCTTCATCGTTTACAATCCACAGCTCGTGCCCCCAAGCTTTGTCGTGAATTTCCCCTTTATGAGGAATTGGTTCGTATTTGTGTCCCATTAGAATCGTGTTGTGCCTCGCATTGATGGATTTTTATACCAAGGCAAACCTTCTCTTTCTTTACGAGTTTCAGACCACTCTTCAAAAGTTAGTTGCTGACCATACAAATAATATTCTTTTTTGTGCTCTGAATCTGCTTCAAAAGGTTCAATAGCTGGTCCTTCCCAGTTGTGGTATTTCCAAGCTTCGCTTCCGCTTGCTTTAAAAAAATAGTGATATGCGCCTTTTGATTTCATTCGACGCTCTTCGTAAATTGTTTGTTTTTTCATGCTACGTAATGGCTAATAAATTCCGGATATTCGTTATCGCGAAGGTAATAAGAAAGAATGTCTTCGGCAACGTATATTGCCTGAGCTCCTGAAACTGTAATACCACGAGCAGACAAAGCATCTCCTACAAAGTGTACATTTGGAAATTTAGTTAGAGACAAGTTGCGATAGTTTACAAGTGGTTCAGGTGAAAGATATTTTACTTCAGGA